GCTAGAACTGATGAACATCGAAAGAGTCTAAGTGACTCTATAAAGAAGCTATATGATGAGGGAAAGCTAACAACAGTTCCTCCTGATCATAGCGGTACTAAATGGTGGAATAATGGAATCTCAAATAAGAGGACCAAAGAATGTCCAGGAGAAGGTTGGACATCTGGCAGAATATGAGTATCTTTTTTTGCTGAGCCGTGATAGAATGAACTATATATATGAGGATACAATGAGCGCCTTAGTAGCAACCCCCTTCATTACTATCGCAAGTAACCTGAGCAGCCATCGCGCTGCTCAGGGAGTAATCTATGCCGATCAGATCCGCCAATCTGGCAAAGACGTCACCGTCAACATGACGCTCGACTTCTATCACGAAGACTTCAATGAGTTCGACGAGTTGTATGTCTATCACGGCAACGACTGGTCTGGTCACCTCAATCTGTTTGGCGGGTTGAAAGAGTTTCCTTACATCGACAACTTCGTGAACTTCTCTAAGTTCAAAGGCAAAGTCTACTCGTTGATGATCCCGCATCCTGACTACTACGCGGATCTTCAGCATAAGATGAAGCTGATGCAAGAGAAGAACAAAGAGATCAATCCGATGTGGGCCGAGGTAGACTGGCCTAATCTCCAGCGCATGATCTCTACGGCTGAGATAGTCAATCCGAATGAGTTAGTTCTGTACGACAAGGCGGCCATGGGTGACAGCCATGCTATCTGCATGTATCGTCCTGGTTGGATGGTAAATTCAGTGCCGTTCAAGACTCTTCACGGCGCCCTTAAGATGGGGCTCAAGAGTTTCTATCCTACTGACAAGATTCCATTCAAGCAATTGGAGTTCTACTTTGGCAATATCGACATACGTCATCATCTCATGCGTCAGCCTGATCCTGATTCTGCGACTCGTGACCTTGTAAAGAAGTATTTTGACGAAGCTAAATACATCGTCAATGTCACCGGCTCTGAGATCAAGATCTACGAGCCTCTCCCCATCGAGAACGAGTCGCGCTCCATTCCGAAGACTGGCTGGTATGAGAAGACTCCGTTCTATGGATCATGGGATGAGCGCAACAACGTTCGCGACATCTTCATCGACGAAGCCATCAAGCAGCAGGGCAATGGAGTTACTTTCTTCCGCTGGTGCGAGAAGCTAAAGAATAATAAGGGCGAGCTAGACTTCAAATACATGGAGAAGCCGCAATCAGTACACCTCTCTCGTGAGTTCTATCCACACTGGCAGGGCCGAGAGTACAACACGAAGCAGCATCAGGCCAATTCAGTTATGGGATTATTCGCATGAGCAACATCACACACGCCACCATCATCCCTCTGATCGGAGGAGAAGCACTCGCCTCGACAGAAGTGTTTGGGTCTAGGCCGGATTACATCTTATCATACGACGCCTTCAAGGACAATGAGTCACACCTACTCAACTATTGGAACCACGAGGTACCGTATCACGTTCTCGATAAGGGAGGCACTCATCCCCATCGAGTCAACGTCGTATCATCAGTTTGTCCATGCGCCGGGCTCTCGCTCTTCTCGATGGGTTACGGAGAGCATAACCCTAACAACCAGTGGATGATCAAGACTGCCGAGTACGTGCTCGGTGAGATGAAGCCCGAAGTATTTTGGGGTGAGAATGCTCCAGGCTTCGTTGGCAAGATCGGCGAACCTATTCGTAAGCAGTTGATCGAGATCGGTCGCAAGAACGGTTATACGATGACTATGTATCGCACCAAGAGTCTGCTTCATGGCGTTCCTCAGGTACGTGAGCGTACGTTCTACTTCTTCTGGAAAGGCAACGACGTCCCCGAGCTTGGTTACTATCGTAGGACGTACACTCGCATCGAGGACATCATCCTCGGAGTGAAGTCTAACTCACAGATGGACGTGATCAACAAGAACAAGCCGACCGACGACCCGTACTACAAGTACCTGCTCGAGGTCATTCACGGCGGCATCACACATCGTCAGCACTTCGATATCCTCGACACCGAAAAGATCGCCACGCGTTATCTCGATGCCAAGAGCCTGATCGAGTGGCACGGCCACACCTACAAGCAGGTCGGCGAGTGGATGGCCAAGAATGGTTACTACAAGGAAGTCGAGAAGTGCGATCGCATGTATAAGAAGCTGGATGACGGCGGCAACATCATGCGTCGTGGCACCATCGTTCCTAAGGATCACATCGGCGCTTTCGTCGGACATTATCCTAAGATGCTAACCCATCCTCACGAGGATCGATATATAACTTACCGCGAGGCCATGACCATCATGGGTCTGCCTTCAGACTACGAGCTGCTCTCGCCGACCAAGAGCTACAATCACATCTGTCAGAACGTCCCGTATCAGACGGCTGTAGACATGGCTACTGAAGTGAAAGCAGTCCTAGAGGGCAGACGTCCGAGGATTAACGCGAAGCTGGTACTCCAGCATAATCACTCGCAGAGCGTCGACATCCTCGATGGTGCAGATACCCCGAGTCTGGAGTCTTTCTTTGGTGAGGCCGCAGCGTGACAGTCAATATGTTAGGAATGAGGTACGAAATGGATGAGAGGAAGCAACCGTGGTTGAATACGATGACCGGCATGGAGCCAGAGATCGATTCTCCTTTGTACAAGAAGACGCCGTTCAAGTACAGCGAAGATAAGATTCTCGAAGATTTATACGTATATTTGCTCTCTACGTATGGAGAGCATTACACCACCGATACTGATGAATCTATTCAGTGCTTCGATGCCTGGATCGCCATGGGTGATGCCACGCCGACTTTTCGTAACACCGCCATCAAGTACCTATGGCGATACGGAAAGAAGAGCGGAAACAATAAGAAGGATCTGATGAAGGCCCTTCACTACGTCGTTCTCTGTCTGCACAATGATCATTACAAAGGTAAGCCATGAAGGTCTTCATCACTGGCGCGGCCGGTATGATCGGCTTTCATCTTGCTAAACGCCTCAACGAGGCCGGTCACGACGTCATGGGCGTAGACGACTACAACAGCTTCTATTACTCATACGTCTTAAAGATGGATCGAGCTAAGATCATTAAGAAGCAAGGAGTCGGCGTATTAACAGGTGACTTCGTCGGCAGTCTCCATTATAAACCTGACGTCGTAGTGCATCTCGCCGCGCATGCCGCTGTTCGACACTCTTCGGAAAAGCCTATTCCGTATTTTGAGAACAACATCTGCAAGACTCAATCTCTGATACATCAGCTCGAGATGCAAAACGTCAAGAGAGTGATCTATGCTTCGACGTCATGCGTTCAGCATGGCCAGCCTCTTCCGTGGAAAGAATCTGATCGACCTGGTCATCAGAACAATCCGTACGGAATGTCGAAGCGAGTGAACGAGTGTCAGTTCATCGCTTCCACTATTCCAGTGGCTATCGGTCTTCGATTCTTCACTGCGTATGGTCCATACGGCCGACCTGACATGGCTCTACACAAATTTACCGATGCCATGATGAGGCACGAGAAGCTCATCGCCTACAACAACGGCAACATGAAGCGTGACTTTACCTATGTACAAGATGTCGTAGATGGTGTAATATTGATGATAGAACACGCCATGTCTGTAGAATCTTCTAAAGAGATCTATAATATTGGATATGGTCAGCAAGTCGATCTCATGTACTTCATTAATCTCATCGCTAGGAAGCTTGGTAAAGTTCCTGAGATCGACTATCTTCCTCCTCACCCTGCCGATGTTCCTGAGACGTGGTCTGATACGACTAAGATCAGAGCTCTCGGCTGGAAGCCGACTACTGACATCGAAGAAGGCGTGACTAAATTTATAGAATGGTATAAGGAATACTACAGATGCTAAGAGTAGGAATCGTAGGACACGGCTTCGTTGGTAAAGCCGTTGATCAAGGTATTAAAGACTGTCATAAGATGATTATCGATCCGATCTATGACAACAGCGTCAAGGATCTATTCGATTATGATCCTGAAGTAGTATTCATCTGCGTGCCGACTCCAATGATGGACGATGGATCTATCGATTCTACGATAGTAGAAGACGTGATGGCCCGTCTAGCTTTCTCGAGTGCCATCCGCCCGATCATAGTCATCAAGAGTACTTGCACACCTGACGTGGTGAACAAGCTCGAGATGCTGTGCCCATTCATCTACAATCCTGAGTTCCTCACCGAACGCAACGCTATAGAAGACTTCATCAATCCTCCATATATCATCCTCGGAGAAGGCGGTACTTGCCCCGAAGACGTGAAGAGGATGGAGCAATTCTATAGGACATACACTAAGTGCAACTCATTTGCTCCCATCATTAAAACCACTGCAGTCTCTGCGGCATTTATCAAGTACGCCACTAATACATTCTTGGCCAGTAAGGTCATCTTCTTCAATCAGCTCTTTGACCTGTATCATGAATCAGGAGAGAAAGACTGGGATAACCTGACTCGAGCTCTGGCGTATGACAAGAGAATAGGTCATTCTCACATGCAGGTGCCCGGTCCAGACGGCCGGTTCGGATTCGGTGGCGCTTGCTTCCCTAAAGATGTCGCCGCATTCATTACCTACGCTCAGAAGCATGGAAAAGAATTGTCAGTACTCGAAGAAGTATCGCGTACCAACGCTGAGATACGGACTAAATATAACCAGCTGGACGACCGTGAGGTCGCGCAGAACGTGAATTTCAATTATGCAAAGAAGATGAAAGGCATATAATGACCGAAGAAACTCAGATTCCGGAAACGCAGGCTACTGAAGAGCAGCAGGCGCCGGCAGATCCAAATGCCTTCAACTTGACGATCTCTGTAGAAGAGCTTCGCAAGAAGAAGTTGTTCGTAGCGACTCCTATGTACGGCGGCATGTGTGCCGGCATGTTCACACGCGCTATCGCCGACCTCTCGGCTCTCTGCCATGCCTATGGCATCCCGCTGCAGCTCTACTTCCTCTTCAACGAATCGCTCATTACTCGCGCTCGTAACTACTGCTGCGACGAGTTCATGAGATCTGGTGCTACTCACCTGATGTTCATCGACTCGGACATCGGCTTCGATCCACGCGACGTCATCGCATTGCTCGCTATGCAGGACGACACCAGTGACTACGACGTCATCGGCGGACCGTATCCTAAGAAGTGTATCTCCTGGGAAAAGGTCAAGACTGCAGTAGACAAGGGCTTCGGCGACGAGAACCCCAACGACCTCGAGAAGTACGTTGGCGACTACGTCTTCAATCCTAAGGGCAATCAGGGCTCTATCCCGATCAACCGCCCGGTAGAAGTCCTCGAGATTGGCACCGGCTTCATGATGATCCGTCGGCGTACTCTCGAGAAGTTCGTCGAGCAGTTTCCTCAGTACAACTATAAGCCGGATCATGTTCGTACCGCCGCCTTCGATGGTACTCGCGAGATCATGCAGTTCTTCCAGGCCGAGATCGACCCGAAGAGCAAGCGTTACCTCTCTGAAGATTACTGGTTCTGCCAGAAGATTCAAGAACTCGACATGAAGACGTGGTTCTGCCCGTGGATGAAGATGCAACACGTGGGTACCTACATCTTCGGTGGATCACTCGCGGATCTCGCCGCCGTGGGTGCATCAGCGACTGCGGATGTCGGCGCTCTTGGCAACAGAAAGTAAGGATGTACAAATATGGTGAAGAAGAGTAAGATGAAGACTGCGGCCTATATCTTGTTAGATAGGTCTAGTTCGATGCAGTCCCTCTGGGATGAGGCACTCGGTTCTATCAATGGTTACGTACATGGATTGCCCGAAGACTCGCGAGTAGTCCTCGCTACGTTCGACAGCAATGGTCACGACTTCTACGAAGTGATTCGCGACACGACTGCCGGCGATTGGACGAGCATCACGAATGCAGACGCCACTCCTCGCGGTGGCACCCCGTTGTTCGACGCTTCGGCTCGAATGATGTGGCGTATCATGGACGACAAGCCTGATCGCGCGGTGTTCGTTACCATGACTGACGGTGAAGAGAACTCTTCTCAGCACTTCAAGCAGGCCAACGTCAAGCGAATGGTAGAAGAACTCGAGAGGAAAGACTATCAGGTCGTATTCCTCGGTGCCAACTTCGACAAGGTAGGCGACGTAGCTACCGGATACGGGGTCAACATGCGAACCAGCTCGCTCAATATGCAGCCAGGCATGTTCGGCAGTACTATGAGAGGTTTCGCTACTCAGACCACTAACTACATGGCTACCGGTGCTAGCATCGACACCTCTACTCTCAATGCCGGCGCAATGACTGCTGGCGCTGTCGGATTAGCCAAGACTCGTACAGCAACATCTAAGTGAAACAAGGAGCTATATAATGAAGCTATCTAATGAAACTATTACTCTGCTGAAGAACTACAGTACGATCAATCCGTCTGTACTCTTCAAGCAAGGTAACGTCCTCGCCACCATCTCGCCTCAGCGTTCTATCTTTGCTAAGGCCAGTATCACCGAAGAAGTGCCTCGTCAGTTCGCAGTGGCTGAGCTCAACAAGTTCCTTGGCGTCCTCTCGATGTTCAAGGATCCGGAGTTGAACTTCAGCGACAATCACGTCGAGATCTGTAGTGGTAGCAAGAAGGTTCGCTACACCTACGCTGACGTCTCTGCGATCATCACTCCTCCGGAGAAGGAACTCAAGTTTCCGGAGGCAGAGGTCGAGTTCGAACTCAAGGCAGACGATCTCAACGCGGCGGTCAAGGCTCTCAGTGTCCTGTCTCTACCTGAGTTAGCCATCACCGGCGACGGTGAGAACGTCATGATCCAGGCCATCAGCAGCAAGAACTCGACTGCTGATAACTACTCGCAGGTAGTGGCTACTGCTGATAAGAAGTTCCGCGCTATCTTGAAGACTGAGAACTTGAAGCTCCTGAATAAGGACTACAAGGTATCGGTCGCCAAGAATATCGTGAAGTTCGAGGCGGACGACATCACTTACTTCGTTGCCGTGGAAGCTAATTCCACGTTCTGATGCGCAGCCCCCGCTTCGGCGGGGGCAACCCTTTTATTATGGAGACATGAATGACTAATGATAACCCGCTCTGGGTCGAGAAGTACCGTCCTCGCAAGATCGCCGATTGCATTCTTCCTGCAGATCTCAAGGCGACTTTCCAGCAATTCGTAGACAACAAGCACGTACCTAATCTACTCCTCACCGGTGGTGCCGGAGTAGGTAAGACGACCGTGGCCAAGGCGATGCTCGAAGAACTCGGCTGCGACTACATCGTAATCAACGGGTCCATGAATGGTAACATCGACACTCTACGCAACGACATCCTCCAGTTCGCTTCTTCCGTATCTTTTACCGGCGGACGAAAGTACGTCATCTTGGATGAGGCTGACTACCTCAACGCAAACAGCACTCAGCCAGCCTTACGTAACTTCATGGAGGAGTACTCGGGTAACTGTGGATTCATTCTTACCTGCAACTTCAAGAACCGTATCATCGAACCACTGCATTCACGGTGTTCCGTCGTCGAGTTCAAGATCGCTAAGCCTGACGTACCTAAGCTCGCTGGTCAGTTCTTCAAGCGAGTGGAGTCTATCCTCGCTGCTGAAGGAATACAGTACGATAAGGCTGTGGTGGCAGAGGTCGTCAAGAAGCACATACCGGATTGGCGTCGCGTACTAAACGAACTGCAGCGCTACAGCGCTACTGGTAAGATCGATTCTGGTATCCTCGTCAACTTCTCTGAAGAGAGCTTCAAGAAGCTGTTGGATATTCTGAAGGCCAAGAACTTCCTTGAGATGCGTAAGTGGGTGGTAGAGCACTCTGAGTCTGACACCGCCATCTTCCGCAAGATCTACGATACCATGCATGACAATCTCAAGCCTGCCTCGCTGCCTCAGGTCATTCTTCTCATCGCTGACTACCAATACAAGGCAGCGTTCGTCTCTGATCCTGAGATCAACCTCGCTGCGTTTCTGACCCACCTCATGGTCGAGGCGGAGTGGAAGTAATGAACCCGTTTGACTTCGTCAAAGACATTCAGCGTGGCAAGAAGGACGTCATCAGGAACTCTGAGAGTCCTGAGAAGGCGGAAGGGTTCTATAATCCCTTCATGACCAACCGTGCCCTCTCGTTCTATCCTGACAGTATCCTGCATGCCAATGAGATGAACCAGCGTGCCGGCCTGGATAAGCTATTGCAATTTGACTATTTCCTAAATAGCATCAGATCCATGAAACGAGAGCATACATGGATCAAGAAACAAGAAGAGGATGCTACCGTGGAGATGCTCAGTCAGTACTTCCATGTCAGCACTAAGACCGCTCGCGAGTATGCGCGGGTCCTCACCTCCGACCAA